CCGTTGAGAGTTGGGGTTGGGATGTGATTGACAACGAAGCCAGTTACGAAGAACAACTTGCTGGCCAAGACTTGTGGATCAAAAAACCATCCTGGCATAACCACTACAGCATCGATGTTAAAAATAACATGAATGACTTTGGTGCATTCTATGTTGACCCTGTTGAATGGATGAAACCAGAAAAAAAGAATCATCGGTTTTGGCACGTCAATATTGAAACAGGTTGGATGGCTTGGTATGCTCGTGAAGAAATGCAAAATTATATTATAACCAAGAACAAGACAAAAGGGTTTTGGATTGGAGTGAAAGATAAACCAGCAGTTAATATTACAAGGAGACACTATGGAAAATAAAAGTTTTATTTGGGTAACATTTCAAAAAGAAGGCATTCATCGCTACCCTGGTGCCGATACTGACCCAACGCTAGCAACCGAGGATTGGTTAGATGTATCATTCCTTGGTGTTCCTCATCGGCACATCTTCCACTTCCGTTTAGAGATGGAAGTGTTCCATGACAACCGCGATGTTGAGTTTATTCAATTGAAACGGATCCTTGAAAACTTCTATGCAGATGGCACATTGCAAATGAATCACAAGTCTTGTGAGATGATGGCTCGTGAGTTGTATGAACGTGCTTACAATTCTTGGCCTGATCGAGACTATGTTGTTGAGGTGTCGGAAGATGGTGAGAACGGTTGCCGCATTTATTTTCCCAAGGAAGCGATTAGAGTATGATTAACTTTTGTCACATTACCCCAACACCTTTCCTAGAGGTGTTTGCTCCAATGAGTGGGGCTCATTTGATCCTTGCTCATCTGGTTGAGTCTGATCCAACCTATGCAAAGTTCTATGCTGATCTTGATGATGGTAAGCCAAAGATCATGGACAACTCAGCATTTGAGATGTTCAAGCTCGGACGTCCAATGTATCCATCGGAGAAGTTGATTGACTTGGGTAATAGAGTTGATGCCGATTACATCGTAATGACAGACTATCCTAAAGAACATTGGAACAAGACTGTTGAGAAGGCTAAACAGATGATGCCTGAATTGAAAGCTCATGGCTTCAAAACATTCTTCTGTCCACAAAGTGAACTTGGAGATATGGAAGGTCTGTTAACTTCTATAGAGTGGGCATTGAAGGAACCTAACATTGATTTGATTGGCTTGTCTATTCTTGCTTGCCCAATTGCTTGTGGTGTTAATGAAACAACATTCAGTACTGGTAAGCGTAGTGATGCATATAAGATGCAACGATTCCTATCTCGTTGGAAGGTATTGACAGAGTTGAAACGTAATGGTTCATTGAAGTATGTTCACGATAAGTTCCATTGTTTAGGAATGGTTGATGGACCAAATGAAATCGACTTGTTAAGTGAATTCCATCAACACATCTATAGTTGGGATTCGAGTGCAGCTGTGTGGGCTGGTTTAAATTATATTCGCTTTGATCAATCACCTTCTGGTTTAATGGAAGGTAAGTTTGAACATGAAGTTGACTTTGATCATGCTAAGTGTGATCTTGACTCAATCAAAGATGCAATGTATAATTGCTCGTTCATTAATAAGAAAGTGAAGTAATGTACAAGTATTCAGAAGACCAATACATTCAGGATATTCAAGACTATGTTGACTCAACATATGGTCAGCATTATGTTAATGATGGTATTCAGGTAGTTGATGTTTGGCAAGCTCGTGGTACATTAGATACCACAGCTGCTGATACAGCTATCAAGTATATTATGCGTTACGGTAAGAAAGATGGAAAGAACCGTAAAGATTTGTTGAAAGCCGTTCACTACATTCTGTTAATGATGTATGCTGACGATAACACTATGGAGAAAAAGATTGAAACACGTACTAGGGCCTTTGTCCCGGTCAACCCTGACAGAAGTTAAACAAGGCGACTCACAACCAAATGCCGTTGATTTGAGATTGGGATCAATCTTTAAGATCAGTGATAATGTTTTCGAGATTTCAAATGAACACAAAAGACACAGAGGGACAGACCACGAGCTTGTTCCGGACCATCTCAAATACTATACGCTCCAACCAGGACGATATGAAGTCGTTATGGAAAATGTCATCCACGTTGGAGATGGCGAAGCTGGTTGGGTCATTACACGTTCTACTCTTAACCGTAATGGTCTTTACCTTACTAGTGGCCTGTATGACTCTGGTTATCATGGCGTTATGGCTGCCGTGCTCCACGTTACTACTGGCGTGGCACGGATTAAGAAGGGGACTAGGATTGGACAGTACATCAGCTTCGATGCTGAAGCGTTAAGTAGTTATGATGGTGACTATGGACTTAATAAACAACACGACCAAAAATATGGAGTTAAATAATGGCCTTTGAAGTAAAAGTATCTATTGAAGAATTGCGCAAGCGCAAACTGTTTCTTGCAACCCCGATGTACGGTGGCAACTGTGTGGGGATGTATACACGTGCTGTTGCTGACTTGGCAGCTATCTGTGCAAAGTACGGCATTCCTTTGCAGTTGTATTTCTTGTTCAACGAATCGTTGATCACTCGTGCACGCAACTACTGTGCAGATGAGTTCTTGCGTAGCGATGCAACCCATATGTTGTTTATTGATAGTGACATTGGTTTTAATCCACAAGACGTTCTAGCATTGCTTGCAATGCAGGATGATGATAGCGATTATGATGTTATCGGTGCTCCTTATCCTAAGAAGTGTATTAGCTGGGAAAAGATCAAGATGGCTGTCGATAAGGGTGTTGCAGATGAAGATCCAAACAAGCTCGAGAAGTTTGTTGGTGACTACGTGTTCAATCCAAGGAATGGGCAAAGAGAGATTCCCATTGGTGAGCCAGTCGAGGTGATGGAGATGGGTACTGGTTTTATGATGATCCGTCGTAAGACTTTTGACAAGTACAAAGAAGTATTCCCAAACTTACACTACAAACCAGATCACATCCGCACAGATGCTTTTGATGGATCGCGTGAGATCATGGCATACTTCGATTGTATCATCGATCCTGTATCTAAGCGTTACTTGTCTGAGGACTATATGTTCTGCTATAATGTCCAGAAGGCTGGTATGAAGGTTTGGTTCTGTCCATGGATGCAGACCCAGCACGTTGGCACTTATGTGTTTGGTGGTAGTTTAGCTGACTTAGCATCGATTGGTGCTTCAGCGACAGCTGATTCAGGTCAGTTGAAGAAAGATAAGGCTAAAAAATGAAATTGACAAGTAGAACACTTCAAGTATTGAAGAACTTTTCTACTATCAACCCCTCACTGTTGTTCAAGAATGGTAGTGTAATTACTACTATGTCACCTAATAAGACGGTGATGGCTAGAGCAACAGTGGGAGAGGTCTTCCCACAGACCTATGCGATCTATGATTTGTCACGGTTCATTGGCGTTCTGTCAATGTTCAATGATCCTGATGTTGCAATGGGTGATAGTTTCTTGGTTATCTCAGAAGGCAATCGCGTAGTTAATTATACGTACGCTGATCCTGAAATGATTGTTACCCCACCAGATAAGCCAATCAAGTTTCCTGAAGATGCTGAGATTGAGTTTACGATGACTGCTGATGTGCTGTCTAGTGTATTGAAAGCGATCAACATTCTGCAAATGCCTGAGCTCTCTGTTAGTGGAGAAGAGGGTAAAGTGTATGTTGGTGCAGTTAACTCAAAGAACCCAACTGGTGATACATTTAAGATCGAAGTTGGTACAACAGAACATAGCTTCAGCATGATGTTCAAGGCTGAAAACATTAAGATTATTAATGGTGACTATAACGTAAAGATTACTTCAAGAGGATTAGCGTACTTTCGAGGAGATGATGTAGAATACTGGATCCCTACAGAATCTAGTTCATCATTCGGAGGCTAATTTGCGCGAAGATTTCCTTTGGGTCGAAAAGTATCGACCCCGTACCATTGCCGATACAATTCTACCAATCAACTTAAAGAAGACCCTTCAACAGTTTGTTGATGATAAGAAAGTTCCCAACCTCTTGCTGACTGGCAGAGCTGGTATTGGAAAGACAACAGTAGCACGAGCAATGCTTGATGAGCTTGAGAGTGACTACATTGTTATCAATGGATCGTTGAATGGTAATATTGATACACTGAGAAATGACATCATGTCGTTTGCATCATCTGTATCGTTTCATGGTGGTCGGAAGTATGTTATCCTTGATGAGGCTGACTACCTCAATCCTAACAGTACTCAACCTGCTCTCCGCAACTTTATGGAAGAGTTTAGTAAGAACTGTGGGTTCATTTTAACTTGTAACTTTAAGAACAAGATTATTGATCCGTTGCACTCTCGGTGCTCTGTGGTTGAGTTTACTATCCCGAAAGAAGATAAGCCTAAG